CGATCAACTGAGGAGTCTGCATCGACGAAGCATCTTTAAGATCTAAGGTGGCTAGTGTGCCACACATCGACCCTTGACGCGCCAGCTCGCGGTTTTTCGCTTGCTGAGTCGATATATCAAGGCCTACCCACCGCAGAGCGCCAGTTATGTATTCACCGGCGGCCAACTGGAGGCACATATTACCAGTTGGCTCTGTTGCGATAGGTCGGACGGCAGTCTGATTCTTTGGAACCGTTCTGAACCTAGAGCCCTGTACTAAGGAGACCATACCGAAAAACTCGTCCGCTTTCGAATCATACGAGCGGAAATACGAATCGTTTCGCCTTAGCATTAAAACCAGGTCCCTTGCATCACTTGTACTCGTCATGCCGTTAACCATCTTGGTGGCGGGGTGATGATCGACGATTGTTTCTCCGTCGTCGGACAAGCAAGCTGCACCTGTACCGAACCGCCAATGGTCAAACATAACCCCGTAGTCCAGTGTTTCTTGAATGGACTCGGGTACGTGTTTTTTCGTAAACCCCTCGAGGGCGCGTGTTATAAAAAGCCGCGCATTTTGAAGTACGTCTCGAGGCAAGTCAACGCGTAAAGCGCCAAGCCGAGTATTAAGCGCAGCAAAATCTGCTGCAGCCTTCTCTTCAAGGTCGCGACGCACGTAGATCGCTTTCTTGCGACAGCGGTCAAACTGCCGTTCAACAGCGTACGAGCCCTCGCTATTCTGGGGGTTCGCATACAAAAGGTCCTCCTCGAGTAAGTCAAAGTAGCATGAAAGACGCTGCTCGGACACCCGTTTTTGTTTCTTGCCCATGAACATCTCCATAAAGCTAGGCCATCGGTTAGATGACTCCGGTCATTGCCGCATCAACCATGTCCTGGACTTCTGCCCACCCGACACCGAAGTGCGCGGAGAAGGCGGCCTTGACATCTTCCGGCTCGTATGTTTCAGAACCGGCAGGGACGTCGATCGTCGTGGTGATGATCATGACTCTCGGCGACTGGTTTGCGGCCGGGGTTACCCCCTTCCGCGTGATCAGCTTGTAACTGTTGTTCGGGATATCACGAATGACACCCGTGACCGGATTGATCGGAGGCAACACACG